ATTAGGTGATCAGTTTGGTGTTGATACTGTAGCTAAAGAAATAATTGACGCACGACTTGCTGCTGAACAGCTACAAGAAGTAGCTACTATGGTAGACATGAGGTTTGGACATGGTACTTGGGCTGGCATTTTGGCTGAGAGAGCGAAACGCATCCAAGAACAGAAGGAGGCGAAAGCGGCTGAACGCAAAGAAGCTGCTAGAAAACACAAAGAACTTCAAGAAAACATAAAGAACGCAATGATTGTGATAGGCGTCATTATTATTACTATTGGTTTGTTTTTTATATTAATGGTTTCTATAGCTAAAGCGGTGGGTATAGCATGATTAACTGGTGGAAAAGATACATACAATTTAATCTTACAGCAAAACTTACTATGATTGCTTCTGTTGCTATGTCATGGCGGTGTGCTGAATGGTTTATGGATTTAGACAATCCAACAACACAGCAGTCTGCATTTGTATCTGTAATCATGGGTGTAATGACAGGAGTGTATGGCATTTATCTTGGCAAAGAAGCGAGAACAACCAAGGAATAATATGCCGAAGTTAAATGAAAATACTGAATTGGCTATGCCTATACGTAACTTAATTGCGTTAATAGGTGCTGCAACAGTTGGAACATGGGCTTACTTCGGGGTAATAGAGCGATTAAATACACTTGAAAATAAATTTATTCTTGTTGAAACAGACTTGGGTCAAAACACAGAGTTTAGAATTAAGTGGCCTAGAGGAGAGATGGGCAGTTTGCCAGCAGACAGCGAACAATTTATGATGATCGAACATTTGTCTGGTGAGTTAGAAAAACTTGCAGAAAATATAGAGAGTGGTAATGCACCGCATGATCAGCAACAAAAACTGGTGTTAGAGTTTTATGACAGGCGACTTACCAAAATTGAGGACAACATAGAAAAGTTGACGAACAATGATTGAAATTACATTTGTTTTATTGTTGATGATTGGCGATGAAAAAATTGAATACACGCCGTATGAAAACTTGTCTCAATGCCTGACGGTGCGTCGTAAAATTAAACGCAATACTGGCTATACGGTTGATTTTGATAAAAGATGGGCATGTAAACAGTTGAAGGTTAAGATTGAAGCAGGAGAGATAATGGAGATTATTGAGCAATGATACAGGCTTTAATCGGCCCTATAGCCTCACTGGCAGGGTCTTGGATGGAATCGAAAGTAGAAGCTACCAAGGCCAAGGGTAAGGTAGCTCAGGCTAAGGCTGAGGCTGAAGCAGAGTTGATGAAGCATGAGGCTGGTTGGGAAAAGGTTATGGCTCGTGCTTCAGATAATAGCTGGAAGGACGAGGCGTGGACAGTTTTGTTTATAATAATTATAGCCATGTGTTTCGTGCCGCCGCTGCAACCTTATGTAAGGGAAGGTTTTGCGGCTCTGGAAACTACCCCTGACTGGTTTCAGTATGCAATGTATGCCAGCATAGCTGCGTCTTTTGGGTTGCGGTCGTTGAAGGGTATTAAGAAATGAAACTGTCAAAGAATTTTTCTTTAGCTGAGATGGTTAAGAGCCAGACAGCAGAGCGTAAAGGTATACCAAACGAGCCTGATGATGAGCAAGTGTATGCTATGGCATTGCTTGCTGAGAATATTTTGCAGCCAATCAGAGATAAGTTTGGATCGTTTATTGTATCATCTGGGTTTCGGTCGGCTGAGTTGTGTGTAGCTATAGGCTCTAAGATAACTAGCCAGCATGCCAAGGGTGAGGCTGCTGACTTCGAAGTAGCTGGTGTCGATAACTATGAGTTGGCTTTGTGGATAGAAGAAAACCTAGAGTTCGATCAGTTAATTCTTGAGTGTTATACTGGCGGCAATAGTGGTTGGATACATTGCAGCTACATACCAGAAGGCAATAGGAAACAAACATTAACCTATGATAGAACTAATGGTTATCGTGACGGCTTTATCTTGCCTTCTGCTATTGGAGTAGATGTTTCATGCGTTATGGCTGCGTAGCCAGCTATATCTACCCAGCTATCTTCTGATGGATCGTGTTTGATTCGTGCTATTTTTAATAGCATCATCATGATGCCAACATCTTCTACAGTGAATCCAATTTCTTTGTATTCAGACCATAGGTTTGCAATGTTCTGAAAGTTATCTACTGGTTCACCATAGTTTTTGTTTTCAACAGTAGATAATGCTTTTGCTAGCAGTTTTTTGCGATTCATTTGCCACTCCATTTTATTCTCTGGCATTCTATACACAGACCATTAGATACAATACGATCAGCAATGTGACCGTTGCTGCATTCTATTCCTGTGAAAAATCTAGTAAGGCCAGTTTCTCTTGCACGTTGTCTGGTAATTCTTTTTTCTAAATAAGAATCATTGCTTACTAAACGAAGAGCTTTATGTAACTCTTGCCACGTTGGCACTGTCATTTTACTTTCCGCCCTTTTTTAAATATTCTTTACGACTAACAGGTTCGTATCGACTGTCGCTTGATTTAATTTTCTGCTCTAAAATGTTTAATTCAGTATACAAAGCTGTGTCTGAAATATTTAAAACATCTTTACCAAACAGGTTAGTAGCTACTGGTTTAGCTTGTTCAATCAATTTATAAATGATGTCTCTGTCTTTATTATCTATCATTGTTACCTCTATTGGGGGGTAGGATCATACACGGACATGTCTTAGAGCCTGTCCTGACGCATCCTAGAGCGATTTATTCTGTGATTTTTGGTAGGGGTGGAGCTAACCACCCCTATTATTGTATTTAAAATGGGATGTCATCACGCAATGGTTCGTCATTTGGTGGTGGTGCATGGTCTTGTTTTGCTTGGCTGCGTTGTCCCTGTCCTTTGGGTTCACGCTTTAGAGATAGAAACTTGTTGCCATCTTTTGATTCAGCACGCCATGCAGCTAGTCGCATGTCGCCATCCATAGGGCCAGAGTATGCTGGCTGCTTGTTATCTTCAGTAGCATCTTCATTCATGTACAATACACCGACACGCTGATAGACTACGAATACATCGCGGCCTTGCTTGTCTGTGTCTGTAACAAAGGCAAGTGACTTCTTGCCATTGCCATCGAAGTCAATGCTACCAGTAAGTAACAACTTCTGTTGCTCCATTGGGGGGAACACAGCCCCCCGGTTGGTGTTATCGTAATCCATTAAAATGCTTCCTTTTTAACAGGGGTAATATGTCTAACTTCTTTTTTGTTAGATGAAGATGCATCGTTGGCATCGTCATCTTCTGATGGCAAACCAAGCAGGGATTGCAACCCATAGCGTTTTGCATAGGTGATACCACTGCCCATCTTTTGTGGGTTGCTTGGATCAGCTGATCTTACAGGTGTGCGAGATACACGCTCTTCATTGGAAGGTGCATGTATAAGCACAGTGCGAACAAACGTCATGCCTGTGTCACCATGAAACTCAAAATCAATCTCTTGTGTAAAGCAGATGCCGAACTGTGTAGCTTCTGTAGCTGCATCAATCACAGCTTCGAGAGAAGCGTAATTGCTTTTGAAGTGTGGATTCTTGGAATCCTTGCTTGCTTTGATTGCTAGCTTTTGGAACTCAAGCAACGCTGATGCTAGCGTTGTAGTCTTTGATGTCTTTTGTTGTGTCATGATTGTACCTCATTCTTGACTGTGATGCGGCATGCGCCGCGTTTATCGCGCTTGATTGTAAGCAGATCACAGAACACCTCACGTTCGTCATCCATAACCAAGGAACGCAATTCTTTTTTAGATGCTTCATGCTTCTTTGCATTAGCAACAGTTAGTATATAGTCATGTGCTAATGACATAAAGTGGTTGTCACCATTAGCATCTCTAGCTTTAAGACCATTGATCTTAACTTGTGACCAGTCAATCTTCCATGTGTCTATGTCATAGCTTGGCTCTGTCTTTGATGTAACCAGATGCCAGAACTCTTGGCATCGTTTAATAACAACATCAAAGTATTCTTGGTCGTAACTTATTGAGCAATACTCTATGTCATTACCAAGTATGACAGACAGATATGCCTGATCGTGATGTGACAATGCCATGTATAGCTGTATCTGTGGCATGTAGGTGTCGATCATGTCAGACATTGATCGGTTGCTGCTTGTGTGTTTGCATTCCAGAATAGAAGTATTACCCTCTTCTGAGGTTACAAATGCATCAACCATACCTTTGAATGGCACACCATTAATTACACGCTTAAGCTCTTGCTGTTGTTGTGATGCTTCATGCCCTGTGTCACGACAGAACCAGTCGATGTTGAATTGTTCTGTGTATGAGCCAAGCTGCACCTTGAATATGTGGTCAAGATTGTCGGCCTCTTTCTTGCCGACCTTGACTTGCCATAAGTCATGCCAGTCTCCACGCATAATGCTGTAAAGATCTGACCCTCCGATAAACCCTGTTCTAATCATGATACCTCCTAAGTCTATGGCGATGTGGCTTCGCGGTGATTTTGGGTGACACCACATCGCCTATCGACCAGACAAAGCCGTCACAAGTCACACCCAAAACATACTGCATTATTGCACCTCTATATATATTTTTCAACACGATAATATAATTTGTCGTGTAATAGTTTTCGTATTCGGAACTGCCATTCGATGTGAGTATAGAACTCAGCAAATGAAGGCCAGAACTTTGCACGCTTTGTGACTTCATCGAACGCATACATAACTATATCAGCTGGATATTTTTCTAACTCACTGGTAAGTGCTTTACGTTTGATGTCCATCATCTTGGGGTCAAAGTTATTAGCTAATGTTACAATAGTCGCAAGCATAGTTAGCCGCTGCTCGATTTCTGTGGTCGGCAGCGACACCATGCTTTGCTGTACTTTACTGTAAGCATCAATAATATTCTCAGCATCTTCATCACCAATCTTGAAGTCTACTATTTCAAAGTCTTGGTTATGTTTAGTTTCAAGTGATGGAAGCAATGAACTCACCGAATCTATCACTCTGCTTGTCACCTTTGTTGGATTTGCCACCTCTTGTAGACGAGCGAGTGCTGTTGCTTGCTGCGAACTCGACAGCTTTTGTACACCAGTTGCTGTAGGCTTTGTCGAGGTTGACGAATGCCGAGCCTTTGGATTGATGGTAGTCACAGAACTTATTTGTTTCATTGCCATGGTTTATCTCAACGCCAGCATGACGCTTGTTGATACGGCTGATTACTTCTGGTGAAGGTTGCCAATCATCAGGTACATGCATTTTGCGATTCCTCTTTGGTATT